CCCAAAGGCTTTGAAGGGGATGCTGTAGGCTGCGCAGCTTGAGATGGCGCAGCTACGGGAACGGCTCCCAAGTCTGCAAATGCGCTTACGCCTAAAGGTGCCGTCATGCTCTCATGGCTCCTCTTCTGATAGCTTCATTAATATTGGAAGAGGGAACATTAAAAAATGTACCGTCGGGTGCCCTCATTCTAATTAATCCAGAGGAAGAAGAAGTGGCTGTCTGTGAACTTGGCGCAGGCGGAATATTTATTCTTCCGGTGTTATTAACAAGCGCCTGATTGTATGAGTTATTCATGCGAGCCACCCAATTGTCCAGATATTGATTAGCCATTGAATAAACTTTAGGGCTTACCATGCCCTGATAGTTTTTAAGCCCAAGCATGGAAGATTCCTGTACTTCACGAATAGCTTCAATCCCGCTTTGGGCATTCATGGCTTTTAATCGAAGACCGGAAATTTCTGGAGATAATGCTCTAGCCGCTAATGCCTGCGCCTGAGAATCAGGATCCTGTCCTGATATCTCCTGTAAAACCAATTTAGGAGAATGTCCTAAAAATTGACGAGAATATGGAGCTAAGGCATTTGTTATGATCGGATTAATATCCGTTAACGCAGAGGTTGCAGCCGTTGATATTTGTGCTTGTTGCAACGCTTTTGCAGAGGGCGCATATTGTGGCGTAATAGATTGACCAGTGGTTTGCTCAACATTTTGGGTAAGTTTGTTTAAATCGCCGCCATTAGCAATATATCCTAATGTTTGAGTAGGATTCATACCAAGTCCGCGACCTTGCGCTATCATCTGATTTTGGATGTCTTTAGGTAATGACCTAAAAGCAGCTAATTGCGCCTGTGTATTGTAGTATCCAGTTTGAGCAATATTTTTATTTATTGGGGCGAATTGGCTTTGAAACAAAAGATTTGCCATATTCTGAACGCTTGGCAATCCGCCCTCACCCGATCCTAAAGGCTGAGAAACTTGAGACGTCGCAGGAATTGAAGATCCAGAGACACCTGAATATGCGTTTTTCGGCAAAATAGGCATGCTCTGCGGGGAACTTGTTATATTTCCCATGGACGGCATGCCAGGGAGCGTCGTTGGAATTCCTTGTGATATATTACTGGCAGCAGACTGATCAGGCGTAGGCGCAGTAGATTGTGAATTTCCGAATAATCCTGGCATCATTTTATGAAGAAGTGCATAGCCGCCAATGTTTTGCGCAATTCCAGGAAGCATTAATGAGGGATTATTTAGTTTAAACTGATTCATTTGAGACTCAGTCCCTGTTAATCCTGCCTGAGCCATTTGTAGCGGGATTTGTCCGCTCAATATTCCCTGCGTTTGTGCCTTCAGATAAGGCGCCTGTGCCTGCTGATAAGCTAATTGTGCCTGCGTTATTTGCGGGGCATATTGCGCCTGAGGCTGCATAATCTGATTGGTTAATTGCGATTTTTGCAGCTGTGCTGCCAACATAGGCGCTAAATACCTGTTTTGAACAGCTTGCTGATAAAGTCCCTGCGCTGCACCAATACCTGAAAGCATCGGATTGGCTTGCTGAAAACTTTCAGGCTGAAAATAATCGACTGGAATTGCCATTATAATAACCCCACTAATGATGCTATTTCACCTATTCCTTCACCTAATGCGCCAAATCCACCCATATCGCTTTGGTTTTGATTAATCTGACCAGCATAAGCAAGATTTCCCTGACTCATTGCCAAAGAACCAAGACTGGAAGCGAGATTGTTTGCGGCATTCGCTCCAATTCCGTAGATATTTTGACCCGCACTGAGACCCATTCCAGACATTCCCTGCAATCCAGATAATCCTTGACCGTATAAACTCATTCCATGATTCAGATAATTGTAATAATCCTGATTGGCTAACTGGCTTGCTACTGTGGAGGCTTGCTGCTGTTCCGCAGGACTTCCTGCCATACCTCCCGCAGCAGCTGCACGATTAGCGGCATTTAATGCCTGGTTAACCTGCCACCCATACCCTGGTGATTGCTGGAAAGATGAGCCAATACGATTCATGACGCCAGACGGATTATTAATCAGATTCGAATATTGCCCCATCAGTGCATTCGATGCGTTATTTCCCATATTCATGTAATTATTGAGCGTGTTAAATCCAGACTGTCCTTGCTGAATATAGGGAGACAGATATTGTTGCAGCATGGGAGAAATATTATTCAAATAGGGCATAGCAGCGTCCGATGGATTAGAAGTGAAAAATCCACCTAATCCTCCAAGGATATTGCCCAATGCAGATCCCCATCCTGCACTATTTCCTAAATTATCATCGCCAGATTCAAAACCCATATTTATACCTACATTGTCTGAATTGCTTTATAAACACCTTTGACCCTTATAAGGGGTGTATCGGTTTCACTGTTGTAAATAATTGAAGGTTTAGGGGGGGATGCCTGTAATACAGATATGTTTGCTGTATTTTGCTGCGGAAGCCCTAATCCCTCCTCTGAAATATTATTTTGTAACTCACTGGTTAACTGTGAAAAATACAAATACCAATCATCATGCATTTGACCCCCTTGTTTAACGACGGGCGTTAAAGGATGTGGCAAATTTGGCGTTTTCATTGATAAATATTCCCGTAAGCGCGATTAATACAAAATCTTTGATCTCCCCAGAATGCAAACTTAAGCGTCAAATCTACATAACTCCCTAAATTCCATAAGTTGCATACGTTTTCTCGGCGACCAAATGTATTCAGTGTTTTTGAGGCGACATGACGATAACTTTCTCCTCCATCTTTAGATGCCGCTAAATCGATGCGTGGGCGGCTAATTGGTAAAACTGATAAATCGTTTTTGTTTTCATTTTCCAATATTCCCTGTTCCATTGTGATGTTAATATTTCTTACAGCAAATCTGTCTCCAGAGGGCAATCTTAGATGTTTTAATATTCTGAACCTTGGTATCTGATGATCAGAAAGCTTATAAATTCTTGAAGATATTTCATAAAGGTTTCCATCTTTAAAACTTACAAAGTAATATTTTCCATTGAAAAATGTTATTCTTCTGGCGATGTGGTGATTCATGTCTTTATCAGTTAACGTAAAAAACATTTTTGTATTAAAATCATAAACGTATGTTAAATTGTCCGTAGTGAAAGTAAGCACATAAAAAATATGCCCTGCTTCCCTGAATAAAAAAGCATACGAATCTTTGGGTGATTTTAGATTTGCAAATATGAAATCCAGCCCATCGTTAGATAGCTTTTGTGGAGCGCCTCCTTGAGACACCATTATGGAAATACCTGTTTTTTCATTAGATCCGAGCCATACCATTAGACCAAATCCCACCGCTATGGTTGCAGGGCTTAATGTTCCATAATCTATACTGTAAAAATTAGTGCGCTGATAAGGGAATAATGTATAACCTACGTCATACCAAGGCTCAGCGAATGTTTGTCCAAAGATAAACAATTGACGGTCTAGCACGGCTGGAGCTACCGCATTACTTGCTTTTGTCTGTATAACTCCAACATGTCCAGAATCTGCTGGCCATGAGGTACCATCATTATTGCCTGACAATCTCCATTGATTGGTGCGCTTATCAGTTGCGATAAAATAAGTATCCTGAAATGCAATACATCCAGGCAGAAAATCAACAGAAATCTCCTGAAAGCTGTTAGTCTGGTAATTAAAAATATAAATGCTGAACCCGTCGCAAATGGCTATTTGAGAACCAAGATTTTCTGCAATAAATACATCACCGCTAAATGTATTAAGACTTCCCACAAGCGTAAAAGACAAATCGGTGCTGATTGCAAAAACATTATCTGAGACAACAGCAATCATTTTGTTATATCGTGTGCTGGTGTATATTTCTCTCCCATTTTCTCCAAATAATTCTTTTACCAAAGAATATCCGGGGAAATTCACTAATGCACCATCAGATACCATCATGTTGTATGTTTCTTCTGAAGATATTTTTTTATATCTCCCAAAAGTATTACCACCAACAATTCCGAAGTCTATATTTTCCCCAGTTGAAAATTGCAGGGATTTTTTTCCAGCCTGAAATTGTGAATAAGCCTGCTCTATCATGGCGTCCATCCTTGACCAATATTGACTTGTGCATAACTTATAACGCCATCATTTCCTAGCATTGACCTCTTTTTAATAGTTAAATCAGGTGGATTAATATGGGTTATTTCAGATCTTAATCTTTGAAGTTTTGACGCAACCTGCGGAGGTAATGACATTTTGTAGAAATTGCACATCGCTTCTGCTAATTCATGGATAATAAATACCTGATAAAATCTATCCATGAAGCCGTCAAAATCTACATCAAAACCAACATCTTGCTGAAATCCTACTAATCCCGTTATTTCAAGATCGTACGCATCCGCAGGAAAGAAATATAGATATATATCTATACCCCCATTTACGCGCTCCCAGTACCATTTATAAGGTAGTGAAACAACATTTTCAGCGCGCGAGCTTCCAAAATATCTGTTACGGTTTTCGCCTCTAACAGAATATCTAACGCCCTGCAATGTAAATGTCAAAACATCTGCACTGACAAGGTTTGGAATAAAGTAAGATTCCTGACCAGGAACCGCAGTAACAGAAATATGTCCGTAATAGGGCAGTTGTTTTCCTGTTGCGGATTTTTCCTCAAGAAGCCTGTTTAACCAAAA